CTGATGTTCAACCAGCTCTCTGTAAGAAAGAATTCTTCATATTCCATCTCCAATACATTGTCAAGAAAATCCTTAGCACACTCTTCTACCCAAACCTTTATCTCTTTGAATTCGGGTTGAAGAAGAAGGTTTTTGAATTTCCCTGTTCTAAGTTTAGTTTGTCCCTTGTATTTTTCAAATGTAAATCTGGTAAAATCCAAATCATCCATAAAGGACTTGGGTGTAAAGTATTGCTTTACTATACCTGTTGGAAAAAGAGGTACACCAGTCATACTATTTTTAGTTCCTCACACAATTCATTCTTTGTTATATAGGATACATTATTATCATCAAATTTGACTTCAGAATCTACCAGATAAAATTTAGTTCCGTATAACAGAAATTCTCTAAACACTGTTTTCATCTGGTTATACCAATTCACAGAATTAAACCCCTTTGCGCCTGCTGATAAATAATTGTTCGTTCCCTTATATACATTGTTCAATGAGGCATCATATGAACTAAGATCAAATCCTAAAATATAAACTTTTTCTGGTTGAGTTTGACATGCAAGATGTAGTGCAGTATTACCAGCAGACCATCCTACAGTATGGGACAAATTAATAGAAACTATGTTATCATTCGGCTCTACATAGGTAATCCAGATTCCAACATCCTTTTCCATCTTCTGTTTTAAATCTTTCATGTCAAGGTTTGGATTCATTTCAATAGCAAATTCAATTCTCTCTTGCAATGTTAAAGGGTCTTTTCCTGATATAATACATTGATCAGTTCGATTCCTACTTTTATGAATAAATGCTTCTGGAATATCATATCCCATAAACATCACATCTGCCACATCAGCTGGTAGTGGAGTCCAATTCGCAAAATGAACTACCTTTAGCTCATCATACTTTGGATCATCTAAGCAATAACCAGAATCATATATTTCCTGTTGCATAGCATAATCAACTGCTACTAGATTATGAACATATCCATCACGATAAATTGCATTACAGCCCCATGTAGTAACCGTATCATCAAGTATACGTTGCCGACATGGTTTAAACCATGCACGGGATTCACCGTTACCTATAACAAGAGCTTTATTCATCTCGTAAAGCCTTCCAGCAGACGGGGAAAAGTTTTCTAGCATATTTGTCGATGTCCCATGCAACATCCTGTGTTTCCTTCTGGGCATCTGGTTTGCATCGTAAATTACATACTCTTGCAAACGCATATAATGTGCCGCTCCAATACCATTCTGTATACATGGATTGTGGTAATATCATTCTTGCCATTTCTGGTGCAATACCCAAACTCAACATATTCTCATAACATTGTTTGGCAATTTTATGTACAGAACTTTTGTACTTTATCGTTTTCTCTGATGAACCTTGTTTCTTATTCTCTGCGGCTAATCGCCATTCTGTAGGTTCATAAAATTCAACTTCTGTATCAACATATCGTCTGGATATCTCATTCCATGTCAAACCTACTTGATGCTTTACTAATTGTCTAGCAACAAATACTGGGGCCTTGATATGAAATTGCATTGATGCATGTCCGAAAGGACTCCAATGATCATGTTTTGCAAGATAATTGATAAGTCGAGTATCACCCTTCTCATCAAATTCTTTATGAACTTTTGCAAAAGATACACGAGCAGCATTTACTGCTGATAAATCACTACCCATATGATCTATTAGTTCTACCTTCATTTATTTTATCTTTCTAAAATGGTGCCGGAGGTAAGAAATACAAAATACTAGCTATAATCACCACACCTAATATAATTAATATAAATTTCTTCATTTATTTTATCTTTCTAAAATGGTGCCGGAGGGAAGATTCAAACTCCCGACCTATTGATTTTTATATCTAATCAATTGCTCTATCAATTGAGCTACTCCGGCAAACCAGTTATTGGCTCTAACCAGAGTTGTGTCGCCTACTTTGATTTTGTGGACGATACCCCTTTGGCCATGCCGGCTGTCGAGATGCAAGCCTCTTAACTTGTTCTTGCAATTCAGATTTAGATTTCTGCAACTCTGCACAATCATACTCAAGTGATTTTACTCTGGATTTTAGCACTTGAACTTCATTTTCCAAGAACGCTTCATTACGTTCAAGTTCTTCACTGCTACTCATCACTAGACTCCTCTATAAGTTTCAATAATTGTATTCTATACTGATTTTTGTCAATTGTCAAGAACCTTTTGTAATTTTTCATCAGTTTTTTAATATCGTACCATATGTAATCTTCTGACATACGCCTATTCCAAGTTTTAGTGAATCCTACGAGTTCATCAAGAACTATAAGAGTTTCAAGTGATACTCTTTTGCCAAGATATTCTTTTAAAATAAGTGGATGATCAGAATCTTTTGCTTCAAATATTGGATTGAAATTCTTTACGAATGGCCTAATTTCTTCGGTGAATACATCATAGAAATTATTTCTTTTCTCTTTCCAAGTCTCATAATTTTCATCATTAAAATTTGCAACATAGCAGTTTTTTTCCATAATGAAATTAGCAACTAGATAATTCTTAACATCTTCGTACTCTTTATATTTTCTGGAAAGTTTGACAAAGAAAAATCTGTCCTTACGTTTATAGAACGAATCTCTAGGCACACGACTCTTACCTTTGTAAGTAAAGAAGTCATAATCATTCCTACTAAAATGTGCTTTCATAGCACAATACATCAAATAAATGTCAATTGGTTCCATTGTCTAGATTGGAAGTTGTGCTTGTTTCGGTAAAAAATTTAAATCTCTTGCATTTGCTTCGATCTTTTCTTTAAGACCTTTTGAAATAAGTTTACTAATAGTCTCAGGTTCAATTCCTTCTTGTTCGCAATAGTGCAAAACAGCGTCCATATGAGTAATATGTTTCTCTTTTGCAAGGTTTTCAATTGTAATTGTAAAATTTTTTGTTGTGATTAAAGCCATTGGTATCCTTCATTATAATAAGTTGAGGGGTTAACCATAGACCCCCCACGGATGTATTACGGCATCACCCGTTGATGTTCTCTAGGCCAAAAAGAATAAACGGTTACACTTTTGAGGCCTCTAAATCCGCATCGTTCTCCTTATATGTAATAACTTTATTATATATTATAAAGTTATAATAAAATTATACTCGCCTTAGTGCGTTAGTATAAAATGAGGGTATTCTGTTGCTAGGAACCCCCAAAACCCCGAGCAATTATGCGGCTAGCGCATAATCCTCAATTGCAAAGTTATCGTTTGCGTTTACTTAATTTGATCATAAGGTGATCACTCCACAGTTCTCCACTTTCCTATACATTGTCAGTCGATCCTGTTTCGCCCCCATCAAAAGCGCACACCCAACCCCAATTTTGGGGCAATCCCGAACTGCCGGGATGTGCGTTTGTGGTGGAGGCGCGGGGTACTGCCCCCCGGTCCTGGCCAACTTTCAGTCCGTTTCATCAAACTGTACTTATATTTATACCACACTAAACATTTTTTGTCAAGGTGTTTGAACTGGTTTAGACTATTATCTTTTCCATTCATCAACTTCTTTATCATGGCCGGGACGATGGCCATCTTAGGAACGCCCTCCATTTCATAACTATATAAGATTTTAGATTATTTGTAAATTCTAGGCTGGTCTTTACTATTTGTTTCATTCAAGGCTTCCCACTCTATAATAGAATCTTTCAATGCATCTAAATAGTTGCTCTTTTTCTTAATAAATTCTTGGACTGTGCCATCTTCTGTAACAACTAAAATTACTATTTGATCTGTATCAATTCCTGTTAATTCAGTAAACATTTCTGCATATGCAGAGCATTGAATATAGTAATTTTCGTTCCAATCATCAAAGCGTTCTTTTGTTGATGTCTTAAAGTCGATGACTGAAAGAACACCATTATACTTTGCAATACAATCAACTCTACCAGCTACTTTATATTTATCGCTATACAATGCACACTCTTGAGCATATATGTCGCTGATATTACATAAAACCTTATCTCTTAATTGGTCAAACAAACACCAAGGTAAAAAGTCTTTTTTATGTCTTTTCCATTTATCGGGCCATTCTGTATGTTGATTGTTTAAATAATCCTCACACATATGATGAACTTTGGTTCCTCTAGTTGCAGCAGTTCTTGCAACATAATTTGCCACATCATTTCCTACACGCTTACGCCATTCTATCAAACCTTCTTTATTTCGGATTGATAAAACGGTTGTTATTGATGGATAATAATTTTCCTTTGGTGTTACATAGAATCTTTTATGATTTATTGTTGTAGTTTTTAGTTCTGGTAACTTCACTGGTACATGATTAAATTCTATCGTCATTTATTCAATTCCTATGCCAAGCTTGATTTTATTAATAAGATAACTGCGAACAAACCCGCTACGAACAATATCTCCAATGGTAAATTCTGTACAATTAAATTCTTCCATCTCTCCTAGAATTCGTAGAAAATCATGTAGTCCATTTTTCTCATTTTGTCTCACTAAATCTGACTGATCAAAATCTCCACAAAATACAATCTTTGAATCTTGTCCTACTCTGGTGATAATTGTGTCAAGCTCATGGAAATTTAAATTCTGACACTCATCTACTATAATGATTGTATTATCAAATGTCAACCCCCTTAGAAAAGAAGTTGATAAAAAGTATAATGTACCTTGTCCCTTCAGTTTATCATATAGATTATTAAATTGTTGTTCATTCTGCATTTCAAACATGAATTGCACCATGTTTTGATATGGAACTTGATACAATGCAGCCTTATCTTCCTCATCGCCGGGCAGAAATCCAATCTCTCTGGTAGGAATAAGTGACCGAACAAGAACTACTTTGTTATAAGGTTCCTTTAAATTTAATACATCTCTTAATGCAAGATAGAGTGATATGAAAGTTTTACCTGTACCAGCAGCACCAAATAAAAATTGGTTCTTACCCTCTTTCCAAGCGTCAAAAACTACCTTTTGATTATCAGTAATTGAATTGATCGTTACAAGATTGGTATGGTTAATCTCTTTGTTCTTTTTAACACTAGCCATTTTTAATCCTAATTAACAATAAAGGTGAGGGGGGAAGCGCTTCCCCCCTCTATGGTACATAGGCGGAGGGACTTCCCAGCTTACATCAACGCTGTGCGTCAGTGCTGAAGTTTGATTTCTCGCCCGTACCAATATTTATATCACCCTATGTTTTTTCAA